AGATCCCCGCCTAATGCCCCGGCAGGACCGGGGGCACCGGCTTCACCTTCTCCAGTACCGGGAGGGTGATAGTGAATGGAGACTTATCTTCAGGAGCTAAAACGTAGACTTCACATCTTACATGATGATGACGATGACAACTTAAAGAGTTTAATTGAAATCGCCCACGCCAAAATAAAACACTGGTGTGGCGATTTTGATTTAACTGATCCAGTTGGTCGTGACTTAGTATTTGAACAAGTCCGGTTCATCTACCATGGCAAGACTGAGTTGTTCTACACACTATTCGCAAGCGACTTAAGCCAGTATGGTTTCACGCTAGCGACAAAGGAGTAAAGAAATGCAATCACCAATACACCAGGTTTACAACGATGGTGTGGTGACCTTCAGTACTAAAGAGCCTAATAAGGATAAATTTGGCACACCAATTGGTGGCCAGGCAACAAAAAAAGTCTGGCGCAAGTATTGGTTCAAGGATATCTGGATGCGGTCTGAGGAAGTGGTCGCTATGGCATCGTTAGGAACAAAGGAAACAAAGAAAATTGCGGTAGATGGTAAGCAACAGATTGACTCAAGCATGATTGCGACGATTGGTGGAGTAGACTACGAAATCTTTTCGTACAACTATTCAGAGCGTCGCGACAGGACCGAACTATCCTTGGTGCTGCCAAGGACGAAGGAACGGAAGGTAGGTGCAAGACATGACAACAACTAAGGAACGCATCTTTGATGCTCTAAAAGACATTGAGGGTCTGTCAGTAGTCTATGCACTAGATTATCAAGATGATATAGAACTGCCTTATGTTCGGTATCAACTGTTAGAATCGAACGCAATTTACCTCAGTAATGAAGAGCATAATACAAGAGCACGCTACCAACTCGATTTATACAGCCTACAAGCCCTTGATGTACAGGGTGAAGGTATTTTATCGACTGTACGCTCAAAACTGCATACAGAGCATCTGAGGGCCACTCAGTGGCAAGAAGCACCCTACACTGATTCTTCAGCAGAAGAGACAGTCTATCGTTACATGATAGAGGTGTGGTAGATGTCTCATAGTTTTGGGTTTGACCTTGCGTTGGGTGATGTTGAGAAATACACCAGGCGTGGTAGAACAGTCAAACAAAAAGTCGGTGAATATGCTGACCAGGTTGTAACCAAGGCTCAATCTATCGCCACCTCGCGCGGTCTGTTTAAGACTGGTGCGGGGGTCGGTGGTATTGAGAAAGAGGACAAAGGAAGTGGATACGATGTGGGGTGGGCCAACCGGCCAAACTTCCACTTGTACTTTCACGAGATTGGCTTTCACGCTTTGGACAACCGTCATGGTAAGCAGCGTATAAAGCGAGATAGCAAGGGCAAGAGACAACGGTCTTACCGAGGGTCACGCGCCACTTATGTAGCACCTACGCCTCATTTAAGGCCCGCATGGGACCAACTTGAGGGCAAGTATTATGCAGAGATTCAACGGTATTTAGCCGGTGAATAAAATCAACTAATAAAGGAGACAAAATTTTATGGCATTAGAAACAGTTAAACGCGCTCTGTTGACAGGTGTCGGCAGCATGCACGTACAAAAGATGACAAACGGCGATTTAGTTAGTTCATCTGTAAAACCAACTTATGATGAAAAGACATTCGCAACTCCATCTGTTCAGAAGTTAGGTACAGCATTAACTATCGTGGACAAGAAAGTTTATCTTTCTAACCAACTCCACACACTGATCAAGAAAATCACCAAGGCAGAACTTACGCTTGATGCAGGTTACTTCCCTGAAGGTTTAGCGGAAGAACTTCAAGGTATGAAGAAGGTAGGGGAAAAAGGTGCATGGGCTATGCCAAGTAACCCTAAACCAATTCCTTTCCGTTTAGGTGTACCTTTCACTGATGAGAACAACAACTCACAAATCTTCAACTTCCCTTACTGCTTCTTAACTCCAGTAGAGCAAAGTGCAGAAACCGAGGGTGAAGACTACAACGAACAAATCAAACAGTTCAAGATTGAAGCTTTACCTTTACCATTCGAAGTTGAGATTGACGGTCACAAAGACAAGTATGTCTTCCACCAAGTTGACTTGTCTAACTCTGACTCAGCTGCTTACTACGACGAGAAGAAATTGTTGCAACAAGGTTGGTTTGACGCTGAAACTTTAGACGCAGCAAAAAAGTAACAACCCCTGCTTCACCATCGCCCGCATCACCTCAACCAGGTGCAAGTCCAGGCGGTGTACCAGTGGTACCAGGGGGATAATAAAAATTAGTTGGAGGGGCACACAATTAGTGGCCCCTTCATTTTTATAGGAGTGAGAATTAATGAGTATCTTCAAAACACAATTAAAAAAGATGAAAACAAGAATTTTGGGCCACGAAGTAGAGCTCAAGGTTAACAACGCAGTCTATTTATATCTTCAATCGTTATTTGGTCTAACTCAAGGGTCATGGGGCGAAGAGTATGAAAAAGAAAATGTTATCGGCGGTGCTAAATTCGTGGTTGCGGTATTGGCAGCCAACGGGTATGAAACCACCTTAGAAGAAGTGTTAGAGAACACAACCTTTATCGACATTCAAACTTTCTTAACTGACTACCAACTCATCATCTTGTCTGATGCTGAAGAGCAAGCAAAAGGTGACTCAAAAAAGGGAAAGGCGAAGAAGTAGACTACGACCACCTCTACTTCCTTTGCAGAGAATGGTTTGGGATGACCAAGGAAGAGTTTATGTTTGAACACGATCTCCATTCGGTGGCGTACTTGCTAGAGAAACATGCGAAGTTTAATGGTATGTCTTCTAGTGACAAGGAAGAGAAACTCACTGAAACATCCGCTAAATCATTCTTTAGTATTTAAGAAAGGGGGACACTATGGCATTAAGAAAAGCAGGGTTATCCCTGACGCTCGAAGGTAAGGCGGAGTACCTATCCGGCTTACAGAGCATTAACAACCAACTGCGTATTAGCCAAGCTCAACATAAGGCGATGGCAGCAGCATTGGGTAACAATGCCGGCATCACTGCTACTTACAAAGCTAACATGCTAGGTCTATCTAGCAGTTATCAGTTAGCTAGTCAGAAAGTAGATGCTTTAGCCAATCGTCAGAAATTACTTCCTGCTATCCAAGGTCAATTAGAATCGTCTATTCGCAAGACGGCTAGTGCCTTGGACGAAAGCCAACGCAAGCAGGACACGCTTAAAACGGCCTACGCTCAAACTAAGACTGCTTCAGACCAACTCAAGCAATCACAGTCACAACTCACTGCTGAGTACAAGACTTCATTGTCTGATACTAAGTCATTGAAGACAGCCTTAGACGAAGCGAGACAGGCACACAAGCGTAACTCTGATGAGGTCAAGTCAGCTAAAACTGCTTATGAGCAGTCTAAGCAGAAGACCGCAGAATTAAAAGCCAAGTTGGTTGAACTTAAAACCGCAACAGGTGAAGCCAGTGCTAGGACTCAACAAGCAAAGGCTGCTTATGATGCGTCAAAGAGCGCAACCAAGGGTTACAAACAGTCATTAAACGAACTGACGAAAGAACTTGAATCAGTTAAGAAAGAAGCAGGTGATTTACCACTTAAACTTGCACAGGCTCAAGAGTCAATGAATAAGTTGCGTAACGAACAGCAACAACTTCATAAGGCCTGGAGAGATAAAGGTGGGTGGTTAGCTGACCCGGCGCAACAACTTCAAGGTTTCGGTAGTAAGTTGATCCAAAATGGCGAGCGCATGAACGCTCTAGGTAACACGATGACATCCAGGGTCACTGCTCCTATCCTAGCAGGGTTTGGGGCGGCCACTAAAGCAGCTGCCGACTTCCATTCTCAAGTTGGTGCGTTTGGTCCGTTGTTATCAGGTGGTAAACCAATCACCAATGAAATTCGTCAAGAGATGAACCAGTTAGGTTCAGCAAGCCGGCGCATGGCTATTGACTATGGTGCAAGCACCTCAGAGATTAACCAAGGTATGGCGGAACTTATCCGTACTGGTTACTCGTCTCAACAAGTGCTAGGTATGTTGCCTAACATCTTAAATGCGTCGATTGCATCGGGTGACAAGTTCGCCGATGTCATGAGCGTATCGTCTCAAGTCTTAAGTCAGTTTAACCTTAGAGGTAAGACTTACGAAGAGACACTTAGAAACTCAACACGCGTTACTGACTCACTGACATACATAGCCAACGCCACCTCTGCAGGTTTTGCTGACCTTGGGGAAGGTATGTCTTATGTCGGTCCAGTCGCTCACTCGCTCAATATGAGCGTGGAAGAAACCGCGTCTATCTTAGGTATTTTGAGTGACAATGGTATCCAAGCATCTAAAGGTGGTACTGCCTTGCGTGGGGCCTTGTCACGACTCTTGAAACCATCTAAGCAAAACCGTAAGGCTTTTGAAGCCATGGGTGTTGCGGTTGATGACTTTAAGAAAGGGACTATCAAACTGCCTGATATCATCGACACAATCAAAAAGAACACCGCAGGGTGGACAGATGAACAACGTGCGGCGGCCTTGGCTATGGCCTTTGGTACTGAAGCACAGACTGCTATGAACGCATTGGTTATGCAGGGTGGCGATGCCTTGCGTAACATGACTAAAGAAGCTGAAGGGGCAAAAGGTGCCACTGAAGCTATTGCTCAATCGATGAAAGAACTGCCTGAGTTTAAGTTCAAGCAAGCAACTGCTCAACTTAAAGACTTAGGTATTGAAATTGGTAGTAAGTTACTACCGCATGTGTTGAAAATTGTAGAGGGTATCCGAGCTTGGATAATGGCCTTTGAGTCATTAAGCCCTGCCACACAGAACGCTATCATCAAGGCAGGTCTGTTCTTAGCCGCCTTAGGGCCAGTGTTAAAAATCTTGGGTAACTTAACTAAGGTGACTGGGCTAGCGTTTACGGGTGTAGGCGGACTATTCCAATTGTTTGGTAAGTTCACAACTCCATCAGGTATCAAAGGAACCCAAGAAGCTTTAGAAGGTGTTGCAGGTGCAGCCGGGCAAGCGGGTGCTAGCGCAGGGTTATTTAGTAACCCTTGGGCAGTCGCGGGCGGTGTGGCCATTGCGGGTGTTGCAGGTTTTGTAGCTTACTTAGCTAATGAAGCAGTGGCTCCTATTGCAGCACACCAACAAGCTGTGACGGTAACTAAAGGTAAGTATCAACAGTGGTTTGATGCAATCACCGCAGGTAAGGGGACGATTGACTCTCTCAACCAATCAGCTCAAAAAGGCGCAGAAGAGACCACCGAAACTTATGAAGAAGTTGCTAAACGCGTTATGCAAGCCAACAAAGACTTGCAAGTGCTATCTGGCAAACACTTTGATAATGAAGGTTTCTTGTCTGGCGTTAATGACTTCTTTGGTGGCGGTGCAACTTCCGGTGAAATTGTAAAAATCAACGGATCCATTGCAGAAAGTCACTTCGACAACTTGCGTAAAAAGATGCGTGAGTTTGGGGTGGCTTCGAAAGAGGAACGTGATAAATTACAAGAAACTTGGCAAGGTTACGCTACGATGCTTGGTGGAACTTTGAATGAGTCTATCAATGCCCTAAAAAACCAACAAGTAGTCACATCTGAATGGGCAACTGCTCAAATTACCGGAGTTACCGGTGTACGCGATGCAGTAGTAAAAGCCTTGGACGAAAAAGCTGATGCTGAATTAAAAGCGTTAGATAAGCAACGTGAGACGGTCGGCATGTCGGAAGAAGAATACAATAGCCAAGCTAGTGTAATTCGTAGTAAGTATGCCGAACAAAAAGCAATCATTGATGAAGCGACAGGTAGTATTAACACTATTCTTCGTAAGGCAGCGCAAGAGAAACGTGCTCTTACAGAAGAAGAAGTTGCTTCCATGATTAAGTCTTACGAGAAACTTGCTCAAGTAGCCGGTGAATCTGTATCAAGCAACGAAGGTCTGATGAAAGCCTTTGGTAACAACTTAAGTGCACTGACAACTAGTGTGGGTCTTGATTGGTTAGTCGCTACTGGCCGTATTGAAGAAGGTACTGCTCGTCAGATTTTGGCGATGACAGATACCGAAGCGAAAGCAAAGGCTCTTAAAGAAGCCTTATCTGGAATCAAAGAAACGGACTCTGAGTGGAAGTTCAAAGCTGACACATCAGAAGCTGAAAAGGCCCTAGACTTCGCTAAAGCGTGGAACGAGTTCACACCGGAAGAAAAGCTACTAGCGTTGCGCGAACGTGGTGCTGATGTTGCTCAGAAGATGCTTGAAGAAATGGGCAAGTGGGACTCGTTGACACCTGAAGAAAAAGAACTGGTGACTAACATCAAGAGTCCTGAAGACTTCGAGAACGTGATGCACCAATTAGTGGACTGGAATACCCTCCCAATGGAGACAAAGATTCTCAACTTGGAAGCCCAGGTTGCAAACCAACAACTGCTTGAAGCAATTCGAGGGGCTGACCTGTGGAACAACCAAGAGTTCTTCGCTAAGTTCATCAAGATTGACACCAACAGTCCGGATGCGCAAACGCAAATTCAAAATCTAGTCAATGAGTATCTCCAAGCCCAAGGCTTGCCACCGGTCAACCTTCAAACCGACTCCAATGCTGAAGAGACTAGCGAAGAGTTAGATGAGTTAGATAATACAGTTGGTAAGGTTAACGGAAAGAAAGCCACGATCACTGCTGAAGCACAAACAGAGCCAGCTAAGACTAACCTTTTAGACCTTAACATGGCTACCGCAGGGATGATGACTTATAACGGCCGTAAAGCCACGATATCAGCAGAGACTCCTGGAGTGCCTGAAGCAACTCAGAACACCAATGCTTACAACTTGGCAGCGTCCGGTGTTGAGAGCAAGTCTTCAACCATTACCACTGACATTTTCTCTATGGTGGCCAACACCTTGGCTATCTTAGGGTATAACATTGCGACTGGTGCGATGAAGAACACAAGCTCCACTGCTAACTCAAGTACGCCTGGGATGCTTGGTAACACAACCTCTATTTTGGGTTATAACTTAGCAAGCGGTGCGATGCGTAGTACGTCATCCACTGCATCAACTTACACCCCTGGTATCTTCGGTAACATCGCTGCGGTATGGTCATGGATAGGGGCCTTAAATAGCACCTATTCTAAGTCATCGACTTTAACCACTTACGTGGATAAGGTTTACCGTACTTTCGGGGCCCATGCTAAGGGTGGCCACATTGGCTTACACGCTACTGGCGGTCATATCCCTATGTTCGCAGGCGGTGCGGGTAACGTACCAGTTGGATACACAGGTATTGTGGGTGAAGCAGGTCCAGAAATTTTCCAAGTAACTAAACGTGGCGTGACCATCACACCATTGAGTACTGGTGAAAAGATGAGAGGTATTGAAGATGTCGTGCGTCAAGCCACTGGAAACACTGGCAAAGGAGCTGGGCAGTCAATCACTATCAACATCACTATTGACCAACCAACAGTAAGACAAGAGTCCGACTTAGAGCGACTTAGTGATATGGTCCAAGGTGCTATCACTAAGGCACTTAAGCGAGACAAACTAATGATGAAGGGAGTGGCGGTAGGCCATGCTACATGATAATGCGCTAATTATTAACGGTAAGTCGACCGCTGACTTACCTTTTTTAGTGGCTGTTGAAGAAAATGATGCGGTCAGATACGCCAAGCGAAAGGATAAGGTCTTTGAGGAAGAACGGGTAACCGGCTACCTGAAACAATCTATCGAAGCTTATGAGGGTATCAAGAAGTCATATAAATTATGGTGTAAGACCGACAGCAAGAAAGAGCTGCGCAAGCTCAAGGCTATGTTATCTGAGGAAGGGTGGTTCACACCTTATGATGAGCCTGACCTGCGTTACTACTACATCAGCTTGGACACTGAATGGGAAGTGTTAGATGAGGTCATGGGGTATCCTGTGACGCTTGTCTTCTATTGCCAACCGTTCGGCATGGAGACACCTCAAGTGCAGACAATGACCAACGGCCAAAAGTTAACCAACTACACCAACGCTCCAATGTTCCCACTGGTTAAGGTAACCGGCAAAACAACCGTTGAAACCTTTGTTCAGATTGGTGAACAGAAGATGTATCTGAAAGAGTTGCAAGAGGGCCAACCAGTCTTTATTGAGTGTACTCCAGGTAAGCAGGATGCTTACACCAACGGTAAACAGTTGCTCAATGAACGTGTCCGAGGAAATTTCTTCATCGTTTATCCTGGTGATCATACCGTTAACTTTGGCGAAGGTATCACCAACTTAGAAATAACTTGTCGGTGGGGGTGGCGTTAGTGATTAGCTTATACCCACCAACGCAGACAGAGTTTAACTACCATGGAGACATCATCAATGCGGCCTATGACTGCCATGTTAAACGCGACGATACTTTCTATGTAACTTTCAAAGTGTTGATTGATGACACAGAAGAGTACAAGAAACTCAAGCGTGAGATGATTGTAAGGACCTACACTCCAGACGGTCTTGATGCTTTTCGTATCTGGGATATTGAGAAGCACAATGACTACATTCAAGTAGAAGCGATGCACGTCATCTATGACATGCTGACCTATGAGATTGACAAAATCAATATCAACAATGGGACTATGCTAGATGCGCTGACTGCTTTCAAGAGCCAGTTAAGACCTGGACATCCTTTTACTTTCCACACAGCCATCGACAAGAGACGGACCTTTAATACCGACAAGGAGCATAAAGGTAAGTTTCCTGCTATGGAAGTGTTCATGGGTGGTAAGCACTCTATCGTAGGTACGTGGGAAGCTGAACTGTTGCTTAACGGTTATGATATCCGACTCGTAGAAGCACTGGGCCACCACACCCAGGCTTTGTTATACGAGCACAAGAATATCAGTAGCTTCGAGGACAAGACCTCTAACAAGACGCTTGTTACACGTATCCATGCACGAAGTGAGTTTCACCACCATGATACGGAAGAGGAAAAGGAAGCAAAGCAAAAGAAAAAAGAAGAGGATGCCAAAGAAAAGGCCCGGCTAAAGAAAGAGAAACATGAACGTGAGCAGGCTTATTATAAGAGCCTGAATAAGTATCAAAAGAGAGTCTATCGCGAAGCGCAGAAACGCCAACGAGAGAAAGAGAAACTTGAAGCCGAGAAGAAGAAGGAAGAAGACAAGAAACGTAAGAAAGAGGAGAAAGAGGAAGCCAAGAAACCTACTATCATCGAGGTAACGGTTGACAGTCCATTGATTGACCAATACAGCATGGTCTATGAAAAGTCTTACGAGAACAATGAGATTGAGGACCCTGACGAGTTGATACGTTGGGCTATGGCTAAATTCACTCACGAGAAAGTCGACTTGCCTTCGCGCAGCATCAAGGTTGAGACCAATATTATTGACGGTACACCTATTGCTTATGGTGACACTGTCATGCTGAGATACCTCACGCATGATGTGGAAGAAGAGATTAGATGTATCGCTTATGACTATGACGGTATCAACCGAAACTACCGTAGCATTGAAATGGGCTCCACCGTACCTACTGTGGCCGAGACTTTATCTCAGACAGTGTCTGATAAGGTTGAGGTCAAAGAAGCGGTAGAACGACAAGTAGCGTCTATTATGGCGGCCAACGGTAGCAATCGTGTCTTCTTCGGACCGGAACAACCAGACAGACCACGAGAAGGAGATAT